CTGAACAATTACAAATAATCAAAGAGATTAAAATCCGAGAAGGTGATGCAGTAGTTATTACCTGCCCGTTTTGTTATGGCGAAAAGAAATTAGCACTGTCAAAAATGGACGGTAAACTAATGTGGAATTGTTATAGAGCAAGTTGCGAGGGTAAAGGTATATATTCTGGTAGACGTAATCTATCCTCTGCTAAAAACTATTTAGGTAAACAAGTTCAGACCAGAGACGTCTATAAAAGACCTCTACCCTCAATTACGACTTCCTTAGAAAACCATCCACCAGCTTTAGAGTACTTAAATCAGGTCAACAGCCTGGAAGCCTATCAAAACGGGTACATCAGGGTACGTTATGACCCTTCAGCGGATAGAGTAGTATTCTACAGCGGTGAAGGGGCTGTAGGACGCTCTCTAAGAGCCTCTAGGGCAGCTAAGTGGGTGACGTATGGTAAAATACCTCAAGGCGTACATATAGGCGTTGGTAAAACTGCGATCCTAGTTGAAGACATACCATCAGCTTGTTCTGTGAGCAGAGTAGAAGGCTTAGTTGGTGTCGCATTGCTTGGGACAAATCTTACATCAGGAATAAATAATTCTATTAAGTTTTACGATAACACTTACTTAGTGCTTGACAAAGACGCATTAAGTAAGGCTATTGTAATTAAGAGACGTATTAACTCGGACGTAAAAGTGAGGTTAACAAGTGTAGACTTAAAATTGTTAACTAAATCTAGGATAAAAGAGTTAATCGGATCATAGTATTAATTTAAGGGGGAGAATAAATTTAATATGTTAATACATAGACATAGAATATACGTTCATAAGCCTTGCGTAGTGTCATCTTATTTGCCGCAAGGCACTTGCGTCGGAATACCCGTATCCAGTTGGTGTTGCCCTGCTCATGCACCTCCAGTAGTATAATAATATCTTTTGCAAAAAAGAGTATTATATTTTGCAAAAGATACATTGCGCCCTCAAGTGGCTTATGCTTTAGAGCATTTAAGTAATTCTTGAATAAAAATGCCGTTAGGCAATATTATATAAACTGGAGAATACCAATGAAGAAGATTAGAGCAATTGCTATATTAGACCTAGATATAGAAGGTGGTTATCGAGAAGCCGCTGATGTTGAAGATAATCTAATAAAACTGATACAAGAATACACTGCTGAGATGAAAAATGTCATACACTTCCAAGTAGAAGTTCGTGATCGAAGAGGCTCTAATAAAGTGGACTTATCTAAAATGAAATTCCGCTCTAACTAATCTATAAATATAATAGAATTAAAGGCCTCCTTAATTGGGGGTTTTTTTTTGCTTAACAATATTGTAAGGTGTTGTTTAAATCGCTAGTTAGTGATTACCAACAACAACTAAGACATGTTCCCAGGGACACATATTGAAAGAGTAAAATGTACCAATCATTATTAAAGAATTGCCTTAATTACGAATTTTATAACGATAACAGAGCTACACTACGCCCAAGTTTATTTGAAGATGGTGTTAAAGAACTTTATCAAACCATTGTATCTATGCACGATAAATTTAGCACTGATATTACTTCCACGGAAATGTTTTCTTACTGGCGATCTCAGAACCCTAGCTCAACAGGTGCTTGGACAGATGAAATTGAGGCGCTGGCAAACAGTATAAGTGCTGCACCTAATTTGAATACTGAAATAGCTGGAGATGTAATTGAAAACCTTTGGAGACAATCTATTGGTTTAGACATAGCTAACCTCGGTATTAAGATGTCCGAAGGCGATACAACTGCAATGGATGCTCTTAACGTCCTGTTATCAAAAGTATCAGGAGGTTTCGTTGATACTTTTGACTTTGATGAGTGTATAGTCACTGCTGATGTTCATGAAATGTTAGCAACAGTTTCTAATAATAATAGATTTAGATTTAACATCCCTACCCTAGCGCAACATGTTTATGGCATTGCAAGAGGTGAGTTTGGAGTTATAGCCGCCTACTCCAATGTAGGTAAGACTGCTCTCGCCGTCTCACTTTGCGCCAGCCCTGATGGTTTCTGTCACCAAGGTGCAAAGGTAGTTTATATTGCTAATGAAGAATTTGGAAAGAGAACCAAATTTAGGGCGCTCATGGCGTATAATAATTTAAGTAAAGAAGAAGTAATATTTGATCCAGAAGCCGCTGAAGAAAAATTCAACAGCATAAGTGGTAACTTACTTTTCATTGAATCCCACGGATGGGAACTATCAAAGTTAGATGAATTTTTAGCTTTAAAGGCTCCAGATATTTGTATCGTGGATATGGCCGATAAAATCGCATTAACTCAACAGTTTAACAGCGGGCATGAACGCCTTCGAGACTTATATTATCGCTTACGAGAATTAGCTAAGAAACATAATTGTGCTGTAATCGGAGTATCCCAGTGTTCGGGAGATGCAGAAGGTAAAACTATTTTAACCATGTCAATGCTAGAAGGTAGCAAAGTGGGTAAGCAATCTGAGTGTGACTTACTCATTGGCGTTGGAGCTGCAATAGATAAAAATAATCTAAACGACAGTACTCGATATATTAATGTTATGAAGAATAAAATATCGGGCTGGCACGGAGTAGTTATCTGCAATCTAAACGGAAAGACTTCTCGTTATGGAGTTTGATGCAGATAAGAAGTGGCTTGTTTTAGATTTAGAAACCACAGTCAAAACAATCTCAAACCGTTTAGATAACTCACCTAAAAACCCTTTTAACAAATGTGTAGGTGCTTATTACGGATGGCTGGGTTTAGATACAGTAGACACTGTTCATAAGTTGATTTGGTATCATGATGAATATAAAGGCTGTGATCCTGTAGATCATCTTGAAACCTTACTTAATGCAGCCGAAGGTATAATATGTCATAACGCTAAGTTTGATATTGAGTGGCTTCAAGAGATGGGCTTCATAATACCGCCTCTGGTGTATGATACCATGATTTGTGAGTATTTGTTAGCCAAAGGCCAACGAAGAAGACTTTCTCTAAAAGAGTCTGCGATTAGACGGAAGACTAGAAGCTTTAAAAAATCAGATTTGGTTGATGAGTTATTTAAATCAGGCGTAGGATTTGAGTCGATGCCTTTGGATATAGTTAATGAGTATGCCGAGGCAGATGTTAAAGCCACAGGTGAACTTTTCCTTGCACAACAGGACATTCTTGAACGGAAACATAATAGTTCCCTGAAGACTGTAATTCCATTTATGAATGAAATGCTGCTTTTCTTGTGCGAAATCGAGATGAACGGAGTGAAGATTGATACGGAAGCATTAAACGAAGTTAAGCTTCTGTTTGAAACGGAAAAGGCAGAGCTTACCCAAAGCCTAAATAACTTAGTTGAAGAACTGATGGGCGACACTCCGATTAATCTAAATTCGGGTGCTGATATGACTAAAGTAGTTTATTCGCGTGAAGTTATTGATAAAAAAGAACACAAACATATCTTCAATATTGGTACAGGTGAAGACGGCAAAGCTTTCAGACCACCCTTTATGACCTCTAACCAGTTTATTGAAGCAGTAAGAAAAACTACGAGCGTAGTAAAAAAGACACAAGCAGTCCAATGCTGTGATTGCGGTGGTATAGGGTCAACACAGAAGTTCAAAGTTGTTACAAAAATACGGCTAGGTAAGAAGTACAGAACAACAGGTGATCCCTATGTTAACCGTACTAAATGCAAAACGTGCGTTGGCAGAGGTGCAATTTACGCTAGTACAGGCGCTACAGCAGGACTTAAAATGACACCAACTGGTACTGATGACGTTAGTATCAATGGATTTAAGACGGATAAAGCGACAATTCTAGGCCTAATCACCCAGGCTGAAGGCAAAGGTAATCTTCGTGCAGTTGAGTTTCTAACTAAAATGTCACGACTAAATGCTGTAATGGTATACTTAGATAGCTTTATTGCAGGTATCATCCGAGGTACTAGAGCAACTGGTTTTCTCCATGCAAACTTTAATCAATGTATAGCTGCCACTGGACGTTTAAGTAGTGGTGGTGGAATTACACTTAACTTACAGAACATGCCTAAGCGTGGATTTCCCGTCCGTAAGTGTATTGTAAGTCGATTTGAAAACGGTCAGATTTTAGAAAGTGATTACTCAGGGCTTGAATTTAGAACGGCTTGCGAACTGTCTAGAGATAGTCAAGGTATAGCAGACATTCTTGACGGCAAAGACATACATAGGCAGACAGCTAGTATATGTCTAAAAAAGCCCGCACCTGATGTAACAAAAGATGAACGTCAAGGTCATAAGTGGGCATCCTTCCAGCCATTATTCGGCGGTACAGGCTATGGTATGCCTGACCATATTAAAGCCTACTTCAATAGGTTTTATGATATATACAAAGGTATACACGTTTGGCATCAAACTTTGATGGATGGAACTCTACAGAATGGTACTGTTGAAACCCCTAGTGGCAGACAATACTTTTGGCCCAATGTTAAACGTACTAAAAATCAAAGGGTTACGAATGCTACGCAGATACTAAACTATCCAGTTCAAGGGTTTAGTGCTGACTTAGTTCAGTTAGCTTGCATACGCGCTTTTAAACTATTCAAGTCCCAATTTCTTAAGTCAAAACTGATTTTAACAGTACATGACAGCCTTGTAGTAGACACCCATCCTGATGAAATTGAAGAAGTTAAATTTATTTTAACCGAGGCGATGACCCAAGTATCCCAAGAAGCTGAAAAACTGTTTAATTACAATATGATAGTTCCATTAGACATTGAAATTTCGCATGGCAGTAATTGGCTTGATCAAGAAGAATATAGTTGATAAAAACACTTAACTAAGGTATAATGAATGTCCATAGTAAAGGAAATACTAAATGAACGAAATCACACTTAAGACAGATGGCTTCTCAATAGCAGAACTAAGCGAAGAACTTGGTACAGCAGCACCCGTAAAAGGCCCGTCCATACCCACATTAAAGATCAACTCCGCAGGTGAAGATGCCCAAGGAGTGCAAATTCCTTTAGGTGCATTCTTTCTAAATTCGGGCGGTGAACGGGTTTATGCGAAAGACAATGTAAAATTTAGAGCCTTCTCAAATCACATCCAATATCAGCATTGGGGTGACAGAAAGCTAATTAATAAATCTCTCCTGGTAGTAAATCAGCGTCAAGAAGCCCGTGATCAATTAGGGGGTGTGATGTGTGGTGTACCAACATACGAAGAGTCGATTGCAATGACGCCTGATCAGCGCAAAGAACTTGACGGAAGAGATCGTTATCGGATTGTGCGCGGACTTATTAGTTACACAGGTAAGACTGCCGCTGGTAAAGAAGTTACTATTGAAAACCAACCCGTAGTTCTATCCTTAAAGCGTAAGAATTATGGCCCATTCTATCATGATGTTATCAAAAAAATGCCAACAGATAGCAATCTATGGGACTTCGAATGTATCCTAGATACTGAAAAGTTTAAAACTGATAAGGGCGCTGTATATTATGTAATGAGATTTAAGCCTCAACTTGATAATATGTTGATGATGGATCAAGTCATCTATGACAGCTTGTTAGCCGTTAAAGAGCTTGTTAACTCTGAAAACTCTCGTATTGAAGACTCCTATAAGCAAGCCCATATGGGTAAGGCTGAAGATGCATTGATGGATAATGCAGCAGAGGTTTTAGGCGAGTTAGAAACTGACTTCGCTTAAATGGGTATAATTACAAACATGAGCAATGAGGTATACCACGCTACGGCTGGTATATCCTCTAGCGCAGTTAAATCTGTTTATAAAAAGTCATTGGCACATTGGAAGGGCGAAAAACGCAATCCCAATAATCCAGCTTTTGCAATGGGTACTGCTGTTCATGCACTCTTATTAGAAGAACATCTAACTGATCTAGTGGTAAAGGGGCCAAAAACTAAAGCAAGCGCTGCTTTTAAGGCTATGAAAGAGGAGATGGTAGGTGATCAGGTTCTGCTCACAGAAGTTGAGTATAATGTAGCCCAGCGCATTGCTAAAGGTGCGTTGAATAATCCTGTGTGTAAGGATGCCTTACGTCATGCTGATCGTGAAAATGAAGTTAGTATATTTGCTTCAGACCCAATCTCAGGGCTTATGCTTAAAACGCGACCAGATTTGATGATTAGGTCAGAACAAACGGTCTATGATGTTAAAACTACTCTGGATGCAAGTCCTCGTGGTTTTGGTCAATTAGAATGCTTTAAGTGGGGTTATCATATACAAGCAGCGTTTTATGTTTATGTGTGTCAGCTTGCTGATTTAGACATCCAAGAGTTTAGTTTTATTGCCTGTGAGAAGTCCTCTCCCTACATCTCACATTTGCACGTAGTTGGCCCTGAACTTATGGAAAAAGCTACTGAACAAATGCATAGAACTTTAGGATTAATCGCTGAAGGTAATGCCAAGGAAGAATTTGGTACTGGCTGGGGTGATTTCTCCATATTAGATTGCCCGAAATGGCTATAAGCACAGCCAGCGGCAAGGCAAAGGGGCGCAAACATCAGCAGTGGGTTAGAGATAAAATACTATCTCTCTTTCCTACTGCGCTTCTCCCTGATGATGTAAAAAGCACCTCTTCTGGCGCTGGCGGCGAAGACGTTCAACTGTCTCCTGCCGCCAGACGCCTCTTTCCCTATTCTGTTGAATGTAAGGCCCATAAAGCATTCGCGTTCTATAAAATAATGGATCAAGCAACATCAAATTGCCCAAAAGGAATTGAGCCTTTGGTTATAATTAAAGCTGATCGCAAGAAACCCTTAGCAGTGATGGATGCTGATCATTTCTTCCAATTAATAAAAGGATAAACCTATGAGTAAGATCGAAAATAACACAATAAGATTAAATATACTAATTGATCAAATTAACGATATTTTAGATGTTGAGGTTGATTACAACTTATCCTCAACAATGTCGGATGATCAACAGGAATACTACTTAGACGTAGTAAATGGAATTATTAGTAAATGTAAAAATGAAGTCGGTGTATTTGCTAAAGAAGGCTATTTTATCCGAGAGCTAAACAAGCTCCGCCTTTTTGCTGACGAAATTGTCAATAATGAAGAGGAAGAGTTTTCCATTGAGTTTGAACCTTCAGAGGAGCTTGTAGAAGCTGTCTCTGAAAATAAAAACGGTAAAATAATCAAGTTCAATACAAAAAAGGTTCACTAATGATAAAATGGGAAACCAAGGATCAAGTTGGTTATGAAGTCACGACTCATATTAAGGATAGAAACAAGGTAGCCAGTGACGGCTTGTCCACGTCCTATTTCCAACTTCCTAGCCATGCTACCGAGCTACGGCATTTAATATCTCAAAAAGCCATGAGCAAGTCACGAGGTGATATATTTAAGGCTTGTTACCGATTGGGTGAAAAAGACGGAACATCTATCTCTTATGACCTTAATAAGATGAAATTCTTTATAGAGGATTTGATTGAAATGCATAGCCGAGGTGAACATCTATGAACTGTTGGCACTGCACCACAGAATTGATTTGGGGTGGCGATCACGACTGCGAGGACTGTGACGAGTACTCAATAGTGTCAACCCTTTCCTGCCCTAAATGTGGTTGCCACGTAGAAGTCTATCTACCGTCCAACGAACCTTTAGAAAGTAAATAAAAATGAGTGATAAGCCTACGCCACTAGACATGGTACGTGAATTTGCCCTGCGTATGGATCAGCCTTTAGATCAAGTTTGGATGGAAGACCTCTCCTTAGAAGAAGCCCGTTTTGGGTTTATACGTGAGGAATTTCAAGAGATTTTCGATGAGAGCTGCTTGGGTAACAGTCCAGAGGCAATGCTAAAAGAATTAGCTGATGGAATAATAACAATAGCGGGTTACGCAGCTACTTATGGCTGGGACGTAATGGAAGCAATACGCCGTGTGCATATAAGCAACATGAGCAAACTAGGGGATGATGGAAGACCTCTAAAGGATACCCAAGGCAAAGTGTTGAAGGGGCCAAACTACCAGAAATGTAACTTAAAAGACCTAGTGGAGACCAATAAATGAGTGCGTTCAAATCTAATCTAAACCCAGAGTTTCGATCCAAATTCTCTGAAGACATATTTAATCATAAGTACAGACATGAAGGTGCAGAGACGTGGGATGCACTGGCAAAAACCCTAATAAATGATGTTTGTGGAGACTTGCTTACTAAAGAGGAAGTAGACCAGCTAATTACATATGTACGGGAAATGAAGTTTATCCCTGGTGGGCGTTATCTGTACTACGCTGGGCGTCCTAACAAATTCTTTAATAACTGTTATTTGCTAAAGGCTGAAGAAGATAGTCGAGAAGATTGGGCTAATCTTTCTTGGAAGTCTGAAAACTGTTTAATGACAGGGGGCGGAATTGGTATAGATTATTCTATATACAGAGCATCTGGTACACCTATATCAAAAACTGGTGGTACTGCCTCTGGGCCAATACCTAAAATGGAAATGATAAATTCCATTGGTTCAAAGGTTATGCAAGGTGGTAGCCGCAGGTCAGCCATTTACGCTTCCTTGAACTGGAAACACGGAGATATTCATGACTTCCTAAAAGCTAAGGATTGGGCTTCTATGCCTGTGGGTAGCACAGGAAAGACTTTGTGGGATATAAAACAGGAAGACTTCAACTACCCAGCGCCTTTGGACATGACAAATATCTCAGTGAATTATGATACAGAGTGGCTGTTAAATTATTACAAAACGGGTGAAGTTGGCGAAGTCTTTATGCAAAATGTTAAACAAGCTATGCAAACAGCAGAGCCTGGATTTAGCTTTAATTTCTTTGATAAAGAAAATGAAACCCTTCGTAACGCTTGCACCGAAGTTACATCGGATTCTGACTCGGACGTCTGCAACTTAGGGTCTGTTAATATGGGCCGCATTACGGACATTGATGAAATGTCTAACGTTGTAGCTCTAGCTACCAAGTTCCTTATTTGTGGAACATTGAAGGCTAAATTACCTTACGATAAAGTCTATAAAGTCCGTGAAAAGAACCGCCGATTAGGTTTGGGCTTAATGGGTATGCATGAATGGTTAATCCAGAGGGGATCAAAATATGAAGTTACTCCAGAATTACATAGCTGGTTACAAGTCTACAGAGGTGTCAGCGACAAAGTCTCAAGAGAAACAGCAGATGCATTTTCAATATCTAGACCAGTTGCAA